GTCCAAGGAATATCTTCATAGAGAGTCACACAGATACCATTCTGTAATTCAAAACCAGATACTCTCTCCTTCTGGTTCTGTGCTACATCACCGATGCGTGGTGCATTAGGTCCAGGACAAGGAACTTCCTCATCTCCTACTTGAGGAATAGCATCAGTAGGAACCTCTGGTGTAGGAGGTGTCTCTGGTGGAGGTGCTACAGGTGGTGCTTCCTGTTCTTTGGTTATTACCAAATCTTCAGGAGTATAATCCATCGCATTGTAGGATGGATACTCATTAGTGCAAAGTATCTTTGTTCCTTTAGGGTCATCCTTTGCTAGTTGTGGTCCACCATCAGGATGTGATTCTACACAACCAGGCATATCGACGATTGGACTACCAATCTCAACAGATACTGGAACTTCAATATAATTAACCACGGGTGGAGCAATTTCCCATACCCGTGCCCGTGGTATTCCTTGATCTGGGATTACAATATTACGAACCCCGATATCGGGGATATTCATCAGAAACCTGAAGGAGGAACACCAGGAATAGCACCACCAGTGGCAGATGGCACTTCAGGAACTGCATTATCCAACATACCAGGAAGTGCATTTGTGATTGCTTCTGTTGCGTGCTTGGTGACTTGTTCTTTCACACTCTCAATCAGCGCTTCTCTATTTAAAAGAAGATAACCAGCACCACCGATGAGAGATGCACTCCCAACAAATGATACGACTGCTAGTACGTTAATTACTTTTTGCATCTTCAGAATCCTCTATAATGTCTGTAATACTATGAACATAATTTTCTTTAGAGAGTGCCACTGTCGCACACTCCTTCCCATCTACAAAAGATCTTGCTTTAGTAGGCCATGTCATTTCCATGGTGATAGTCAATAATGTAATAAATCCAAAAATGAAAATATGACTAATCATGATTATCATCATACTGCATTATATAGACGATAACATATATAACTCCCGCAAGAAGTAAGAGAAGCATAACAATAATGCTCCACGTTACATCAGTTACTTCATTCAGCGGTTTCAGAAATAGATTCATCTTCACAATCCCTCATCATTGTTGCTACTTCACCACCTATATCTGCACCAGTATCCTGTCCTAACATCACTGCCCAACCAGATATCAACCAACCAACATAAGGAATACTGGTGAAGATAGGAGCAATCCCAGCTCCGACACTAGCACCTACCATCCTTCCTGTTGATTCTCCAGCGCCCTCCGCTTTGATACATTCTAGGTTTTGGGCACTTAACTTTCCCTCGGCACCTCCACCCATGTGGCGGGCACCATCCATAGTATACTCTTCTTCTCTTATAATTACTGAATTGCCACCGATTCCAAAGAAACCATTGTTCTTATCGACATGCTTACGCACACCAAGCACCTTTGGATCATTGGCATTATATTGTATTCTATATCCATCTTTACCTGCCTCTACACTATAAGAAGTGTAGTCTCCTACAGGCAAGTTTATAATGGGAAGGTCATTCCTGTTTATCAGATGTCCTAATATACCAATGTGGGCAACACCAAACAGTGTACCCACACTCAGAACTACCCACTTAAATGGTTGGTTTGACTGGTGGTTCATCATTACCTCTTCCAATAGTAATAGGTGCCTGTTCGATACGAATCGTTTGAGCAGGAGCAGTTGCCGATGCCTTCTCAATCAGTTTCTCCATGTCTGCCTTGGAGATTCCTCCTCCACCACCAGCAGCACCACCATTCTTGCCTTTCGCAGTCTGAACCCCGAAGGTAGCTAAAACTCCAGTGAAGACGGATGCGATGAATGTCGGATCAAGTTTTTGCTCTGGGATTCCGAGTGCTGGAGGGAGTTTGATGTATGCCAGCGTAAGTATACCCCCGCTCCACACAAGAATACCAAGGCGGACAAAGGTACTAAGAATAGCCAGTTGCTCTTCAGAGTCCTCAACTTTTTCCTTGAGTTTTCCCAACGGACCCTTCTTTTTGGGTTCATCTTTCTTGACTTCCTCGGACATTTGCAGAAAGCATGGCAGCTTTATTTAGCGTCTTGGATATCTATCTTCGGGAAAATACAAATCATATGGAAGACTATAATGTCCCATATTCATATAATAACAGTCAAGAGTTCTTAATTCTTCGATGGGAGTTTTGTTTTCTTTATAGACACTAAACTCCATGATATTCTGACATTTTTGAACCACAGAAGTGGGAACCTGAACAGGTTTTTTCGTGATAGGACTAGTGATAAACACTGGTGCCAGTGCAGCAATCAAAAAATTCATTTAATGTACCCATTTTCACGCAACCACTCACCAGTCATAGGAGTTGGTTCATAATCAGTCCACATAGTTCCAGCGGCACAAGATTCAAGAGCTGCTAATGTCATCCCTTCAGTTCTACCTGCCCATTGTGCTTCTGCTTCCCATGGCACAGCATTAGCAGGATAAGTGCGTTCAGCCATCACACGCCACAACATCGGAACAGCTTCTTCAGGTTTAATGATGGCAATCATATTGTTCTTGATAGAACCTGCCATACAGTCCTGTGCAGCGTGCCAGCCCTCATGACGCATTACCATCATTAGTGCAGAAGGAGTATCCATATACTTTTTGTTCAAATAAAAGTTATTAGATACTGTATGATAGACACCACGATGTCCTACAGGAAAATACTTCTCTGGTGCTAGAAACACTTTAACTCCGACTGCGTTAAGGGAGCGAAGCATGTTGTTGAACTCATTAGTAACAAAAGTAAACTCATCAACATTAGGATAATTACTAGAGATGTCCAAAAGACTAGTGACTTCTTCGACTCCATCGGTACATTCGCGAACTAACATACACCCCATAGCGTCCATTGTATTGTAACCCTTGGTGATTCTAGAGTCATCTGCAAGTGCAGGAACAGAAAGTGATGCTGCTGCCAGCATACCCATAATAATTTTTTTCATGAATAATAAGCTTGATAATACTTTACGATTCCAGATGTGCTGACATGCCCTTGAGAAACCCAATCATGACAGCAAGTAGTGATACTCTCCATAGTATAGCGTGGTTCACCGTTTTCTGCAGTTACACTACCAAATTTATTTAAAAGGATTGCATAAACCTTTCGACGAAGTTCCATGCGTTCCTCATTATAGCGCCAGTCTTCATTCATCGAAACTGTCCCATACCATTACCAGAGTTCCAACCACCTTCTTGGAAATTTTCAGAACCACCTTGTGATTCTTTCACAGTATTCCAACTTCTGGTTGCAATCTGGTACATACGTTCATGAATATCCTCAGGTTCACCACCCTGTTCAATACGACGTTGTTCTTCTTGTTGTTTCACTTCCATTTCTTTTTCCATATAATCTATTTGCTTTTCGGTTCTCGTTGGTGTTGAAAACCAAGGATCTTCTTTTTGAACTACAGGTGCAGGAACAGTTCTGTATATATTTTTTTCTGGAATCTTACCATAAGGACTGATGCCATGACTGAAATGACTTGGACCTACACTACCTGCGGGTGCCTCTAATTCATCTACTTTCTTTTGTTCAGGTTGAACTGCCTTTACAGCAGATTGGAGAAGTTTTTTAAATTTACTAATCATGCCCAGACAAGTTGTTTACTATAGTTATATGAGTAATATTCTCTATCACCCTTGATTCCCCATCCTAACCAATAATAGGCAGGAACCATGTATTGATGCACACCATATCCACGTCCCTCAAACTCTGGTAGAAGTTTTTGAAACTGATTTTCATTAATCATATATCGTGTCTGTCCCTCAATGGTACTGGGATTACAATCATACTTCTTACAAAAACTTCCCAGTCCAAGATATCTTGCTTTAGTAGTCCATTGAATTAAACCATATCCTCCACTATGACACTGTTCATAAGGGACTCTAGCACCTCCTTCACAGATATCAGGATGGAACATACTCTCTTGTTTGATATTGCCCATAATAGTAGCAAGGGCATTCTTATCAGAAATCTTTGTTTGTTCTTGAAGTTGTGCCAAGACATACTTTTCGTTGTCATTACAACCAGGGCACTTCCAAGTTTTTCTTACAACTTCAATCGCTACAGGTGGACTTTTTATCTCACTCGGATATGCACAAGCAGCACCAGCAGCAAGGACGGTTGCGATAATAGCTTTATTCAACATTAGTCAATTGAGTCTCATCACAAGTTATGTTATTGTAGCATCAAACTGGAACTGAGTCAAATTTGTCAGGAGTTCCATATCCGTGCTCTGGAAAATATGTATGGAACAGGTTGTTTGCTTCTATGTGCTTTCCTTCAGAAGTCATCTTCTTACATATTTCCAAAATTTGTTTTTTGAAATTACTTGAAGGTCCGTTAGTCATCCGCATCTCCTAGGTATTCTAGTGAATAGATTTCATGATCATCTATTTCTGGATTTAACCACTCACTAAATTCGGATTTTAAAGCGTGTGCGTCTTCAATGGTATCTAAAACATCATATGTGGGGATATCACAAAGAGTATGTATACGATCTATTGCCCAGTCATGTGTCAATTTTAGGGTGTCTTCCAAAGTTTCCATAATCTTTTCGCATATAGCGTCCTAGAATATTGCTATTATAGTATGCTGGCGAACCGTCGTCAAGAGCTTCAGATAAGACGTTATTTAAGAATAGTTGTTTTGTTTCCTCAAAGTTACAATTACCCTTGGTGGTATGGAGACTTATTATTTCTCTATTGAAAGTCTCTTTACCGTATCTTTTTAAATCTTCTTTTAATTCTGGGCAAGAACCGTAGTACCGCTTCCAATCCGATTCTTGTTTTAATTTTCTTTTTTTACCTGGTGGTTTCCGAAACGACCAGAAATACTTTCTACCAATGTAACGTCGTGAGTTGGACTGATTGGTAATGAGATAAACAAACCCGAAGTAATCCCCAATATCGTCGCTATCAAAAGGTTTGTTATCAAACGTCCATGGATTCTCATAACTTACTTCATTATTTATATCCTGGCTCATCTTAAAGAATTCAATGAGCTATTATTTATCCTTCAACCCGGACAAAGCTAGTCTAAACAAAAAAAGGGGACTTGTCAAGCCCCCTGTGTATTATGTGAGTTTTGTATCAACCTCTACCAGTGAGTTGATCTTTAGTTTGCTTCTTTCTTAAGTTCTCAGAGGACTTGTCAATAACAGTACTCATTTTACCCATCTTCATTCTGTTGGTTCCAGATGCTTCACCCGAATCACGAGCATCTTGCATAGCAGCCTTGCTGAGTTTCTTATATCTGTCATACATGCGACCGTGCTTTTTAGCATCAATCTCCTTATAACCCTCTTCAACCTCAACTTCCTCTCTACGGAGAAGTTTTTTTGCAGCAGACTTAAGTCTGCCTTTAATAGAGCGGGCTTCTTTTTCTTTCTTTCTTTTAGCATCATAATCATCAATAGCCCTTTGTCCTGTCATATGATGTGTATGATGCTTACCAGTTTTAGGATCTACCCTTTGGTGCGATCTTGAAGGTGGTCCGAACCTAGACTTCTTTTCATCATCGGTGGATTGATCATCATGAGTTTCAGAATAATTAGGATTTGGATTTACTTTTTCCATGATTGCTTCAATCTCCTTCTCGGAGAACAATCCGGTTGCTTCTAACTCTTCCTTAACACTAGGAACCAGTTGCTTCATATGTTTATCATACTTTACGTTAGTCTTCTTAGCAGGTTTGGCATCCTTAATTGAAGGAGCACCAGTCATGTCTGCTTCAGAAACAACCTCCTCACTCATACGCTTCACAACCTTCTGTGCTTGGCGTTTAATGAATCCTTTGATTCCACCCTTGACTTCTTTCTTCTTCCTTTCAACTGCTGCCTTTGCCTTACCAGGAGCGCTGGCAACCGCCTGTTTTGCGCTTCTACCTGCTCTCCTTACTTCATCCTTAGCAATGTCCTTAGCGATGCCTCCAACTGCCTTTGCTGTCTTGACAGCAGTCTTTGCCTTACCTACAGCACCCTTAACTGCCTTAACTGCTTCACCTGCCTTTCTCATGCCATATCTTCTTCTGGATCCTACAGGAGAACCATCTGCCTTTCTAGGAGCAGTGTCATGACCGAAGGTAACCTTTGCCTCTTCAAGATAGGCGTCGGTTGCCTCTTCAGCCAAATCTAATGCTTCCTCTTCCCCATATCCCTCTTCAATAAGTTCATCGACAATCTCATCAAAAGTTTCATCAAGGAGTTCTTCAGTGAGTTCTACTTGCTCATAAATTGCCAAATAGAGATCTCTAAGTTCTCCATACTGGGACTGTGATAAAGATTTCATTTTTTCTCTGTATTTCCTATATGGATATTTATAAAAAAAGAGGGCTCCTAAGAGCCCTCTAGTTCTTCAAATGCTTTGTATCCATCGTAGTCGCCAAACAGGAAGGAATCAGCTTTGGCTGCCTCCCTGTATGCCTGATATGAATCAGAGACTAAATCCTGCGAAGGTGTCTTCTTCGACATCTTGCTTGATGCCTCCAACGATGTACGACTCAACCTCCGTCTCTTGGGGAGCAACTTGTAAACCTTTCGACGAAATCCAATGTTCGGTCCAGGGAAGTGGGTTATTCTTTGCGGGTATGTCATAGAGTGGTTTTAATCCGATTGCTTTCATTCTGCGATTGGCAATCCATTCTACGTACTGCTGCAGTAGTTTATCGTTCAAACCAATCATAGAACCATCTTTGAACAGATATTCTGCCCAATACTTTTCTTGATTGACAGCGTTCTCAAACGCCTTGTAAGTCCATTGTTCCTCTTCCTTGACAATCCTTTGCATTTCAGGATCGTCACCCGCTTTCCACTTATTCAGAATATTCTGAGTGATAACCAAGTGCTGATTCTCATCTCTAGAAATCAGAGAGATGATTTTTGCACTTCCTTCCATAAGTTTGAGTTCGCCAAAAGCAAAACTGCAAGCAAATGAGACGTAAAAGCGAATGCCCTCAAGGATGTTGACGTTTGCAACAGCTCTATAGAGTTTGCGCTTGAGTTCATAGCGTGCTTCTTTGGCATAGGGGACTTGTTCTACTGCGTGCAACCACTCAGCGGAATTATCATACTGATGTGCTGAGTTGATAAAGTCATTATACGCCTGAGTAACAGTCGTAGCACGCTCCATAATCCTATCCTCTTTGAGGATGGTATCAAATACTTCAGAGGGATCTGAATATACATTCTTGATAATGTAGGTGTATGAGCGACTATGAATCATCTCCATAAACTCCCATACCTTCATGCAGGCTTCCAGTTCAGGAAGGGAGCAGTATGGAGCAAATGCCATACCAGGTCCACGTCCCTGAACAGAGTCCAACATAATCTGATACTTCAGATTACTGGTAAAGATATGCTTCTGCTCTGGACGCAACGTATGATAATCGCTACGATCTTTCTGCAGTGAAACTTCTTCTGGACGCCAGAAGTAACCAAGTTGTTGTGTGGTTAACTTGTCGAAGACTGGATACTTGTAAGAATCATACCTCTGAATTCCTAATGGTTTGCCAAAGAACATTGGTTGTTTTTTAGTGTCAACTTCTTCTGAGTTGAACACTGTCATGGACTCTACCATGGGTTTACTATCGCTATTTGTCTTAAATCTTACAAGACTCACAATCTTCCTCCTCTGAATTTTCTAGTTCCGAAACTAAACTTTCAAGTGATTGAGTGGTTTCCTCAACCTCGTCATCCTTCATATCATACGTATTCTGATAATAAGAAGTCTTCCAACCGTACTTATATGTAGTTAAAAGGTCTTGTGCCCAAACCGAAATGGGAATCTCATTGTTAGGATAATGAGTTGGATTGTAAGACCAGTTACCACTAATTGCCTGATCGAAGAACTTTTGCATCACAGCAACAATATTAATATAACCACGATTAGACTCCATCTCCCAAAGAAGAGTATAATTGTTCTTAAGAGTTGCATATTGTGGAACAATCTGCTTAAGGACTCCCTTCTTCGACTTCTTAGAGGACAAGTATCCTCTAGGTGGTTCGATTCCATTTGTTGCGTTTGACACAACGGAACTGCTCTCTGATGGCATCTGTGCGGACAGTGTTGAGTTCCTAACTCCGTATTTTTTGACAGACTCCCTAAGACTATCCCAATCATATTTTAACACATTCGGGACAATTTCATCAACGTCCTTCTTGTATGTATCAATTGGAAGAATTCCCTGAGCATACTTTGTGCGATTACTGTATTCGCACGCACCTTTTTCCTTAGCAAGGTTTACAGTTGACTGAATAAGATAATATTGGAACGCCTCAGTCAGTTCATGTACCGCACTCCAAGCATCAGGAGAGTCATAAGAATGCCCGTTCTTGGCAAGATAGTGTGCCAGTCCGATGAATCCAATACCAAGGGAACGACGTGCCTTGGTGGCGATTTCTGCCGCCTTGATTGGATAACCTTGGAAGTCAATGAGTTCGTCTAGAGCACGAACCGACAAGTCACAAAGAGATTCAAGATCTTCAATCCTGAAAATTTTACCAACATTTACAGCAGAAAGAATGCACAGAGCGATTTCACCATCAGTGTCATCGATGTGTTGTAGTGGTTTTGTTGGCAGAGTAATCTCTTGGCACAAGTTGCTCATCTCAACTTTATCCAAGAAGGATGAGTGAGAATTGCAGTGATCGATATTCATGATATAGAGGCGTCCAGTCTCTGCACGCTCCTTCAGAATATCAAGAATAAGTTTCTGAGCCCCGATAGTTTTTCTCGGAATAGAGTCATCTCGTTCATAGCCCACATAGAGATCATCAAATGAATCAGTACCAAAAGCATCATAGAGTCCCGGAACATCATGCGGTGAGAACAGGCTAATCTCTCCATTCTGGATGAAACGTTCATAGAAAAGTTTTGAAATCTGGATGGAGTAATCAAGTTTCCTTACGCGATTATCTTCTGTACCCTTGTTGTTCTTGAGAACAATGATATCTTCTATTTCTTGGTGCCAGATTGGGAAGTGGACAGTCGCTGAGCCACCTCGTATTCCATTTTGTGTACAGCACCTGACAGTCGATTCAAACTTTTTAAGGAATGGTACAACACCTGTGTGTTGAACCTCTCCGCCTCTGATTTTAGCGTTGATGCCACGGATTCTGCCTGCGTTGATACCGATGCCCGCCCTTTGTGCAACATATCTGCCGATAGCCATATCAGAACTAAAGATGCTATCGAGGGTGTCATCAGAATCAATAAGAACACAGCTAGCATATTGTCTAAGTGGAGTTCGCACTCCTGCCATGATAGGTGTGGGGATGTTGATTTTGTGCTTGCTGATTGCGTCGTAGTATCGCTTGACATAATCGAGCCTAGTTTCCCTTGAATATTTAGAGAAAATAGTGGCGGCAATCATCAAATACATGAACTGTGGCGTCTCATAAAGTCCACCACTACTACGATCCTGAACCAGGTACTTATCAACTACCTGACGCAAACCCGCATACGTGAACAAATAGTCACGTCCATGATCGATATATGACTGAAGTTTATCAAACTCTTCCTCACTATAGAGATTTAAAATCTCTGCATCATACACTCCACGATTAACACAATTTTCAACATGCTTCTTCAGACTAGGCACCTCGTGCATACGTCCATAGATTTGTTTACGCACCGCGAACAATAAAAGTCTTGCAGCAACAAACTGATAATTAGGGTGCTCCAAGTCAATTAAGTCAGAAGCAGAACGAATCAAAATCTCCTGAATTTCTGCTGTGGTAATACCATCATAAAATTGAATACCAGATTGCATTTCAACTTGAGAAGCAGACACACCAGCAAGATCCTTACATGCTTCCTCCACCATCACATGAAGTTTATTCAAATCAAGAGATTCAGTATTACCATTTCTCTTGACTACCTTTGTCCCATTGCTCATATCTTTTTCCAGTTGTTAAACTTAATTTTTGCTTCTAAACCTGAGTATGTATTTGATTTTAACATAGTCTGTACATCATGTCCAGAGAGAACCATATCATTGATATCTTTCTCCAAAAGACTGTTTGCCCAGATAACTACCTTTTCTCCTCTATCGATAAGTTTGGCAATTCGGTTGACGATTTCTCGGTTGCGTGGTTCATTATCAAGAACCCAAATATAATCGCGCCAGCCAAGCGCCCCAACATCAACATCGGACCCGCACATAGCAACAGCGTTTTCCACGAACGTGGAGTCGAACGGTCCTTCGACAATGTAGATTGATTTTTCTTCATCGACTTTTTCAAGCCCGTATAGTTTCGGAGAATCATCTCTCAACATCACAGTGATATATTTAACAGAGTTAGGAGTTAGACTTCTACCCTGAAAACCGATGAGATTATTGTCCCCATCATACATTGGTATGATAATACGAGGTTCATCCCTATATGTGGAGTCAAACGTTTGTTTTTGTGTGTTTGTCCACTGTTTAAACTTGTCAGTAAAATAAAACTTTTCTGGATTTAGTTTACGTTTCTCTAAGTATTCTTTAGCAACTGGATTTGTGGACGCCTTAGGCAGTCCCAAACTTTTTTTAAATGTTGGTTTCTTGAATTCTAACTTTGGTGTATCAACAACAAAGTTTCTACCAGTGTGTCCTTCCTTAAATTTCTCAAGCGTATACTGTTTGTGAAGCGTGGTGTCTAATGTCTTCAAAAAATTATTCAAAGACATACTGGCACCACAATTATGGCACTTGTAGTTAGTGTTGTTCTTCACAACATAGATATACCCTCGCGCCTTGTTCTTTTGCTTTTGTGAGTCCCCACAGATAGGGCAGCGGAAGTTGTAGAGATCCGACTTAACCCTCTTAAATTTTTGCAGGCGTGAAGAAATTAATCCAACGTACTTGGAATCAACCAGATCCATCGTGAAAGAACACTACTTGGTTCTCTCTATTGTAGTCTGTATGTCTGGTGGTGTCAAGAAGATGGGTGCAATTCTGCTACCTGCACCAATGATGAGTGCTGTTACCACTAGCACTCCACCAACTTGCCATCTAAATTTTGAAAGAGATTTTATTTCTAGTTGTATTTTATCAATTCGTTCATGAATAATCTTATGATCATTTTCACTTTCTGCCTTTAACTCATCAATCATCTTTATGATGAGAGCATCAGTCTTCATACTCTGCTCAATTCTCTCATCGTGCTTGGTGAGAATCTGAGCAATACGATTATTACCTTCGGATATCTTTTCTACGGCATTCTCTAACTTGGAGAGCATTTCCTTAGAAAGCTCTTCATACATATCAAGTTTTGATTCCAACACTGCTACTTTGGAACTATCGTTAAACATTATCCCTTGCCACTCCAACGCTTTCTAGCACCAGGAAATTTTCCTCTACCGATTATTGTTGGTAAATCTTTCTTTTTCTTCTTCTTTAAATTAACAGGAGGATCTCCAGTGATTCCTGCAACACCGCCGCCACCTACCGAGTTCGCAATCTCCTCTTTAAGACTTAGAGAGCGAATCATTCTCTTTATATTTTCTAAACGCTTATCGTCCATCAGATTTTATACAACTGTTGTAGGCAGTAGGTATCCTCTTCCAATTCTGTGATTTCAGTTTTTGGATATTCGGGAAGTCGTTTCAAAAATATCAGAAAACTTTTAATGTAACACCAAAGATCACGCTCAAGATTATAAAAAAGTAAGGGAACAGCAGCGTCATTAAAGACGTTGAACAATACTGTTAAATGATTAAGTATGAGGTGTGTCTTAAGTTCCCCAGTATTCTTATACCGTTTCAATAATCTCTTGATGTACTTAATTCGTTTTAAGTCATCTTCAAAATCATCTTTGGTAACCGCTTGGGGATTATCGTAGAATTTTATAGCGAAGAGCAGATAGTTGCTCTCATTCAATTCGTCAAATCTCATACCATATTATCAGCTATCAGGGTATCTATGGTCGTCACCCGCATCACCAGTAATGCTGCTAGAAGCAACAAAGGTTTCAGACTTAACTCGGAAGTTTCCGTGGGCATCAACATATGTTGTAACACCAACCCAACCAGAGTGTGCTACTGCATACTTGGTAGCGGTTGCAATGCCAGCTTCAGTATTATCTACACCGAATACACCAGTGAAGAGATTACTGGTTGAGAATCCAGTTGTCTTGGCTTCTGGTGCCTTATAGTGTGAGTCACCGAGAACAACATAAATTGGTTCTTGCGAAATATTATATGTTGTGGCGGTTACTGTTGCAATCCCCTGGAATCCTTCTGTCGATGCAATCGACATAGCACCAGCAGAATCCACTGAAGCGATGGCAGCGTATCCAAAAGTTACGCCAGCACCAACCGAAATTATATTGCCAGTCGAAATACCAGCAGTGTTAAAGGTTGCACTAGTTCCTACTCTCTCAACCTTTTTCGTAGTAAGATTGACGGTAATTGTCCCGTCAGAATACACCGAATCGTTATTGCCCCAAAGAGCCATGTTCCCTTACCCTATAATTCTTTATAATGATATTTATAATTATTCAGATTCTTCTCTATTACGAATCGCCTTAGTGACAACTTCGAGAAGTTGATCGTCCATGTCAGTCTTGGTTAGCTTAACCGCCTTACCCAAGATAACAAGACAGATCTCAACCATCTTTTCACCAAGTTCTTCGTTTTCTGGAATCCTTTCGACTGCATCTCTAATAATTTTAGACGCTAATGGAAGTAAAAATGCAAGCATGACATTATCGCGTACTTACATTATATAGACTCTAAGAATTCTTTTAATGATTTCTTCTTATCTGGAAGATTTTTATGCTTAGTTGACGCAAATTTCTTTACGTCGGATTTGGACATGGAGGAAGCAGCTTGGGAAACCTCAGGCGACGGGGAATCCATTTCCCCTTTTTGAGCCGCTCTAACCATCCCGAAGAATCTTTGTTGCGCTTTGGAGACTGCTGGCATTCCTCCTCCTCCTTCACTTTACAGAATCTTTACCGTACTTTGCACGCACCTGACTCTTTACGATATCAACTGCAGATTTACCCTGCATTTGTTTCTGAACAGCAGTCTTTCCAGGTTTGATACCAAGTTCAGCATTGCTTAGTTTTCTACCAGCAGAGCGCTTATTGGCATCCATACCACCACGCATTTGACGTTCGTCTCTTGCAGTATCTGATGCTTCTTCATCTACAGTCTTTCTGCGACCACCACTTGTAGGTTGATCGTGTTGAATGGGTCTACCAGTCTTTTTCTTGGCAACAGCTCTCTTAGAACCATCAGGATTGATAAAGTCTGAAGGATAGGTTGCTTCAGTCATCTCACCTTCCATATCATAAGACATCTTAAGTCCCATTGCCCTCAACTTATTTCTTGCCAGATTCATTTTCGTGGGAACTTCTCTTGAATCTACAACTTTGTCATGATCTTTAGTGTCATGATCTCCATCACACTTTTCACATGCTTCATTGTAATTCAAAGGAAGTTTACCTTGCTTTTGCATCTGCAGTGCCTGCTTCTGCATCATAATTTTTCTTTTGAGCATCTTGTCCTTATTGGCAAGTTGTCTTTTTTCTTCTGGTGTAGGACCTGCTGCTGCTTTTGCTGCCTCTTGCTCCTCAAGTCTTTGTGCCGATAAAGCAGCAAGTTCTGCCTTAATTGATTCTCCAAGGGAAGGATTAACCTTGACAGTATTCTTGCCCTTCATTATATCAATTCTCTTTTCATTAGCATCAGGATTATCATTTTCAGTGTTTACTTCACCAATGAACTCTTCATTACGAGTATCCTGTCCATCGGGAGTTCCACCTTTCTTTTTCTGAATCGCATTATGAACTACACCAGCATGTTCCTTAGAACCACTCTCAACTTTACCGTCACCATCATAATCCTTAGAAGCTTTCTTGCCCTTGCTACCAGTCTTATCGTAGGTGTCAGATTCTTTTCTTCCAGTTATTTCAACAGAAGAAATATTTGGATTGCCTCTTAATTCCGAAATCTTAGCGCGATCTGCCTTTCTATAATAAGTTCTCTTTGTTTTCTTATCAGTAACTCTAATCGTATACTTAGTATCAGCAGCCTCTTCTATTTCCTCTACTTTTTGTCCGCCACCTTCTACAAATACTTTAGCAAAAACATCAGAAGTTGAAGACTTGATATTCTCTTCAATGTCAAACACATCATACTCTTCACCAATGAGCATCTTCTTGGCAAGTGCCTTGACAGGTCCAGGTGCAGATGATGAGCCTAACTGTTGCATATACGCACGCTTCAGAGAAGCAGGATCAGCTTTCTGTCCATCCTTAAACTTCTGCTTTACCTTATAACGTGTGTCATAAGCAAGTTGTCTAGCAGCTTTTCTTACCTTATCTGTAGCAGCGGCACCGCCTTGTTGAGGTTGGGGTGCTTCCTCAAATACTTTATCGCTCATCGGAAGATCTGATAATTCTTACTTTTTCTTATATTTATTTATAAATTGCTTACCCCATTCTGAACCTGGAACTAATTTCTCAACATACTTCCTATGAGCATCGGTTCCAACAAGTCTTTGCTCTGGTGGAACACCCGATGGAGCATTGCTATTGGTGACTTCTTCATTCACATCTTTAATCCAAGACTTGAACATAATCTTATCTTCCGTGACACAAATAAGATAGTTGGTTCCTCTGCGAATAATCTTACCGATCAATCCAGTATTCAAGTTTTCTACCAGTTGTCCAACGTTGAAGATGTTGCCATTGACATAGTTTTCACGAAGTCCAATGAAGTCAAGTTTTGGAGCAATCTCCCAAAGGTTCCAACCTTCCTTGATATTCATTGCCGCACGAACTTGATTATAAAGTTCCTTGGCATCTTTATCAGACAAATCTTTAGGAAGGAAAGATCTAAAACTTTCAAAATCTCCCTCTGCGGCAAAGCGTCTTTGAGATGATGCTTCTGCTCTTTCTACTTTAGTCTTAGATTTTGTGTCTCTCTTTCCAGCCTCAACAACTTCTATATTATCGAACTGATAGAGTTTTCCATTATAATCAGTGGTGAGTTTTTGAAAATCTGGAACCCTATCAGCACCACCATAGATTTTTACATTCGTATATCCATCCATGTGTGCTTTCTTCAGCACATCAAAAATGGTTCTGTTCTGAGCATCATTTATAATCTTTTCACTGTGTTGCGGGAACATCTTTCTTAGGAAAGATGTTTTAGTATCAGCATCCAGAGGATTCTTTTTCTTATCCTGAGTTCTGGACGGAACAATAATATAGTCACCATCTTCAGAACCAGAAGCTGCCATATCCATCAACTTCTGATGTCCGATATGTGGAGGATTGAATCTACCAAATCCAATTGTCAGTGTTCCTTTAGTTTTTTCAACTTCAGGAGGAACCATTGGTGGTTTCTCTGCTGCTGATTTCTGTTGTTGTACTGGTGCTTGCTGTTGTGGAGCAGGTTCTTGTTGTGGTGCTGGTGCCGATGATGGTGCAGAAAGATTCTTCTCCTTATCAGTCTGTGGAGGATCTTGCTTACCTACTCTTTGGCGCTTGTTATAGAACTTCAGTCTTCCCTTTTCTGTCTTAGCGACGAACTCACCAGTCTTACGATCGAACCATCCACCATGTCCGTCTCCCTCCAACCCAAGGCGTGCCGCCTGCTGAGTTGCAGTAGTCTCAGATAAAAATTGGAAGAAATTCTTCATTACTTACTCAGTTTTTTAATTATAGATTTTTCGTTTGCAACAATATACTTGAGGACTTCTACCCTCATTTTCTTATATTTATTCATCATTCGATCTGTCCTACACATAGTAATCTGTTTATCAAAGACATGATAGACATGAGCAAGAAACTCATTATACCTGCCTCTGGTTATTTTTGTGCTTG